ATAAAAAAAAGTGATATTGCAAAGCAATTAACAACTAATGCAAAAGATATTTTTTTGTTTAATATATAGAAATTATTTTCTATAGCAATTTTATATGACCAAAAAAATGCAATTAAATGACTGTTGTTTTACTTCATTTAATATGGACATTGACTGGTTCCAAGATTGGACGAAAGTTGAAAAACCGTCCAAAAGAAAAGGACACAAGATTTCAATTGTGTCCTATATTATAGTCCAAGGAGAACTGACAGAGAGCGGAAGAAAACATATTCAAGGATATGTGCAATTTTGTAGCCGTGTCACAATCTCTTGTATTCAAGACTTTTTCGGTGACACTGGCATGCACATAGAAAAGAGAAAAGGAACCGAAGAACAAGCGCGATTTTATTGTACAAAAGATTATGGCCCTAAACATGGATTTTTTCATGATTCTATGGAATTTGGTACTATGAAAAAATACCCAGGAAAAGGAACCCGAACTGATTTAATCACAATAAGGGATCAAATCAGAGAGACTAGTGTTAATGAAATTATACATAATACAAATGATAATTATGTACTACAAAATGTACTAAAATATAAAAGCGCGTTTATAGAATATGAAAAAGATATATATACAGAGCAAGTGAAAAAACTTGCATTAGAAGAATATAAAAATGTTGAATGGAAAAAATGGCAAAAAACTTTATTGGATCTATTGGATTTGCCATATGACCAAATTGATAAAAGAAAAGTTATATGGCTATTTGATGAAATAGGCAATACAGGCAAATCTTGGATTGCAAAATATATTAAGATAACAAAAGGATGTTATATAATAACGGGGGGCAAACAGGCTGATATATTATATGGCTACAATAATCAGCCTGTTGTAATATATGACTTGGCGCGAACTTATAGTGACAATTTAAATCATATATATACAACTATTGAGAATTTCAAAAACGGAATGTTTTTGAATACAAAATTCGAATCTAGAGAAAGAATATTTAAAATTCCTTATGTCATTGTAATGGCCAATTTTTTACCTGATACAAAAATGTTATCAAAAGACAGATGGGACATTTGGTCATTGAATGAAAAAAAATAAGGCCATACAGCTTGGCCAAACAGCTTGGCCAAACAGCGCGGCCCGAATCTAAGGCCAAAAAAATATATAGAGAAAAAAGTTTTCTCTATATATTTTTTTTTCTCATTATATATTATAATGAGCACAACTTATTCAATCTTAAAGCGACCAAGAAAATTGCGAACAAGACGACCAATTTACCGTCGCAGAAGGGCACTGACACAAAAACAACCTAATTCAGTGCAAAATATTCCAACTCAACAACAAATATTAAAGTATAATCCGATGGCTCGAATGCCAGAGGTAAAACATTATGATGTTTTTAATTCAACTAACCTAGGCCAAACGGGAACGGTAACATTATTGTCCAATATAACAACACAAGGTGTTGGAGATAATCAAAGAATTGGAGATACTGTTTTTCTAACAGACATGCTAATTTCTGGCTGTATAATAAGAAATACAGGATCAGCCTATGATCATTGTAGGATGATTATATTTCAAGATCTACAAGGCTATAATACTCCAATAGTTAGTGATGTACTAGAGAATGCTTATTTAGGTTCTGGATTTGCTCCCTTTGCACCATTCAACCATTATTATAGTCGAAGATTTAGAATATTGAAGGATTCATTGATTAATATATCTGCTTATACTGATGTAGTCAGTTATAGACATAGGATAAAAATAGGAGCTAAAACATCTTACATTGGAGGTGCAACCTTCAAAAACCAAATATATATATTATTGATTTCAGATGAAGCAAATGTTCTACAATTGCCTTACATGAATTATGTAAGCAGAATTTGGTATACAGATAGTTAAATATTTTGTATATACATGGTGGAACTTAGCAGCGCCCCGGGCGCGAGACGGATTTAGCGAGAAGCGCCCAATTGGGCGCTAAACGATGGGTGGGGCTCCCATCGTTCAATAAAAAACAGACATGGAATTATTAAATAATTCCATGTCTGTTTTTCATTTTTTATGGCAGCACACTTTTTTAGCCAAATTCCGGGGGGCTATATCCCCCCGGGATTGTACATGTTAGTCCGAGTGGTGGCAAAAAGGAACTGCCATAAATTGAGGCCAAAATAAACAAGTTCGCAGGTCTAGTATTACCCTGCGAACCTCTGCATTAGATAAAAAAAAGTGATATTGCAAAGCAATTAACAACTAATGCAAAAGATATTTTTT